AAGAATATCCGCCCAATTTATTCCTTGATACTGACTAAAGTCGGTTGCCATTTCCAAGCCTTAGAGAAAGCTGGTTGCCCAATTGGTGAACTGCGGGTTCTGCAATAGAGAAGAACCGATCGAGAACAGGCCGCCATTGAAGTTGCTGTTTTGCGCATTGTTGGCGCTTTGGTTTGCCACGCTGGCGTTGTAGCTACCATTGGCCGCATTGAACAGATTATTTGTTTCGCTGTTACCGATGCCGTTCAACGCTTGCAAGCTGGTCAGCGGGAAATTGCGCTGGGCGAGCTGCTCATTGATGCCCTGGTTGCGGTTTTGCAGCGCCAACTGATCGAGGCGCGTTTGTTCAGCGCCGCCCTGCTGAATGGCGCGGTCGCGGGCGTCGCCATAAGCCGCGGTCTTTTGCAGATTGAAATTATTGGTTGCGCGGTCATAGGCATCCGAGCCTTCCATGATTCCCTGATTCGCCAGTTGCGATGTTAGGTCGGATTGGCCCTGCTGGAACTGCGGATCGAGAAAGCGCGTCTGCTGGTCATAAACTGCATTGGTCATCTGATCGCGCCCCGCCTGATCGGCGGTCGATGGGATTTGCTGGAGGCCGGAAAAATCAAGCGGCTGCGTAATCGTGTTTTTTGCCTGACCGTAGAGCGTATTTTGCAGATCGCTGTTGTTTTTGTAGTTCTGCAAAATGCCGGGGACAATGTTGCTGTAGTCTGGCGACTGCGAGTAATTGCTTGGGAACATTCAGCACCTCATATGTATCGGCATTGATTTTTGAATAGCGCGTAGATGAGCAGATCGCCGTTGGGCGACGCGTCTTTTATTCGTGTTTCGTAGGTAAAGCCGATGTGTTCGGCAAAGCGGATTGAATCTGTGTTGCTGGAGCAGATTTGCCCTGTCACGCGCTTGACGTTCAGCACGTTGAACGGGTAATCGAACATCGCCCACAAGAACAGTCTGTTGAGCCAGTGCCGCCCCGGCTCTGCGGAAATGTGCATGCAGACGTTTGCGCCGTTGAACTGGTCATAGACCACACCGACTACCAGCCGGCCATTTCGTTCAAGGCCAATCGCGGTCGCATTTCCGCCGTTTTGATCGCCGCCATTGACCGACCGGACGAAAGAGAGAATTTCCTCTTGTCGCCCTTGGTCAACCAAGCGAATCATATGTATGCGCCACGCTCAAAAATGAAGTCAGTCGCGGACCATTTTATTTTCAGGCTTTTGGATGCTGTCACCATATGCAGCGCGCCAGATGTGCCGAATGCATTCACACTCAGCCAATCCTGCTTAATCGAATAATCGCCGCCCCACAGCGCTTGATCCCAAACGGATGTATCCCATATGCCATAAGCGTTCGGCGAGAACGAAGGAATGCTGACTGGCAGTTCGATATTGAAATTCGTGTTGATGCCGATCGAAATGCCGGGATTGCCGTTACTGGAAATGATCGGGCGAACAGACGACCACCGTTTCAGGAATCCAGGTGTATTGAAATAACTGAATGCCTGAAGTGCTTCGCCGTTGATATTGTTGCCGTTATCGTCTTGCCCATTCCAAGCGAGGCAAACACCTTCGGATGATCCGAAATAAATCTGATCGTTAAACAGCTCCCAGCATGTAGCATTCCAGCCGGTGAATCTGCACCATGCTCCGGTGATCGTGTTCATCACATACTGATAAGACAATGTGCTGGATGCAGGAACATTCATCAGCAGCATGTTTTCGGACGGGTACAGGATTGTCTGCCAACCGAAATTGGGCGCATAGGTAGTGGTGGCATCCGATACCGCTTGCTGTATCTTGTCCGTCAGCGCGATCTTGTTGCTCACCCGCGTAGACATGAGCGCCTTCGACAATGGAAGCAATCCGTCCCGATTAATCAGCAGAAGATCGCCAGCAAACTTTGTGAAGCAACGACGGCTGATCGGCGATCCGATTTCGAAGACGCCAACAAGCGCCCACGTGCTTGCCGATGCCGGATCAGTGCCCCTATAGACAACTGCCTCGCCCTGCGACGTAATGAACACCGCGTAATCGTCAAGACCCTGACCTGCGTCGAGCGACCAAGTGCCCATCGCCATCAGATAGCCGCCCTTTTTGACGATGCTCGAAAAGTCGAGCGAGGATGCGGCACCACCAATTGAAAGAACAGGCAAATACCAGATGCGCAATGAATTGCGCTCCACCATCCAGATGCGTGTCTTGAACACGTTAAGATGGATGATGTCCGATGTCGCTACACCGGTAATTGCTGGTGTCGTGACATCATCAATCGCTTCCCATGTGCTGCCGTCGTACAGCTCCATCTTGTCAGAGCCGTTCGCCAGATACAGGAAATTGCCGCCTGCCGTGCTGAAATTGATGTGTTGCCACTTATCGGAGGTAAATCCCGTGGCTACGGCTGCGCCAACTACGCCGGCACTCGTCACGTCATAGATGCTCGCGCCTGCGGCCGCAAACAATTTACTCGTCGTAGGCGAGTTGTAAGCGGCTAACGTGTTCGGCGCCAGGCCGCTTACCTCAATCGAATATCCATATCTAAGCTGAACTTCCGATGTCTTCGGAAAGAAATTGTCGAGAATGACGGCATCAGTTTCTTTCATGTCCGCCAGCGCATCACGAGCATTCCATCCGCCGATGGGGGCCGGCATGGACTTCGTGTTAACTACCGCCGAACGAATGCCCTTGGTGCGCAGAGGCTCAAGCATTCCACGAGCCAATAGGAACAACGATGCCGGTATGCGCATCTGTTCTGCGCCCAATATCCAATGTCGGGCGCTCCGTATCGCGAGCGATTGCAGTAATGACGCGATTTTGGTACTTGCGAAAATCTTCCGCGTACTCAAAACCTTTTGCTTCCTTCCACCGCCAAATAAGGCCGGCAGTCATGATCTGCTCATCCAGGAGCGCAATATCTGCATCAGCAGTAAAGGCTGTCTTGAGCGTCGCACCATCCGATGACGTGCACCAGTTTTTGGTCTGATACTCGAAATAGTACGAATCGCCAGCGGCAGGAATCGGCATCAGCAACAATAGACTGCCGCGAACGCGATATTTCGGGAACGGGCTTGTCACACCCCACGATTTAAAGTTCTGCCATGTCTGCGGATCAAGCGATCCATACACTGGCAGTCGCTTAGTGCGGTCCCAAATCGTTCCATTGATGATGTACTCAAAACCAGGCGCGATCGTCTCGATAGCGCCTTGGCTTTCTGTTGCCGTCGTAACAAACGACGCCTCCAACTGCAAAGCCTGCCAATCGTAAGAAATACCTACAGAGGCACCTGTAGCAAGCGATTCGCCTTCTTCATTTGCGAGGGCAAGCAGTTGCAATATCTGCGTGTCCGTGGAACTGACAACAGCCGTTGGCGATGGGATGCCAATGCGAGTGCAGGCGTTTTGTACGATGGTCAGGAGAGACATGATTACTCGTCTTTCGGTGGGCGGCCGCGCTTTGGTTTGTCGGCCTCAACTGCTTGCAGGCGCTCGTTCATTCGCTCGATGGTGTCTTTCAATTGTTCGTTTTCGATCTTGAGCGCCGCCAACTGTTCGGCGCCGGAATTGGCCGACTCCAACCACGCTTGCGCCTTTTGCTTCAGTGTGCGCAGCCCGAGATTCTTCTGAAGAAGTTCCTCAGTCGCTGCGGCCAAGTCTTCAACGGTGCGGATTTTCATCTCCAACAAGTTTTCCACTTCCGCAGGGGACAGTACCGCCCATTCGCGAATGGGGTAGCCGTTTTCCGGGCTTTCACGACCTGCAAGCCAATCCTGAAACTTGGCATCGAAATGCTTTACCCATGCCTCCGGGTATTCGCCCTCCACGGACTTGCGCTTCAATTGCGCCAGCCAGTCTTCCGCAATTTTTTCGGTCTGATCCTTCGATCCGATCTGCATCACATAGGCCATGTTGATGTTCTTGGCAACGCGGCGACCTTGCTCTATCGATGCGTTGCGATCCTCGACGGCGACTTGTTTGAATTCGACGTAAGGCGGGCGGGCTTCCTGAATTGCGGGCATGGGGGTTTCCTCATGGGTTGATGAACTTTTCTATG